AAGGTGTAAGACTGGAACTAGTCGGATACGACCTAACAGGCTTAAATTTTGAGTACGAGGATCTTACAGAAGCGAATTTTGCGGGCGCTAATCTTCAAAATGCGCATCTTAAGTGCGCAACGTTCTATAAAGCAGATCTTACCGGTGCAGATCTTACCGGTGCAGATTTTGGAGGTGCAAAGCTTTCCAACGCTAATCTAGGAAACACGCTCTTAGAGGATGCAGATTTTGTGGGGGCGGTTCTTATAAAATGTTGGTTTATTGGAGCGAATCTTAAAAATTCAGACTTTACGGGCGCACACCTCCAAGGCTCATGGTTTATGAATACTAATATTGAATATACACGCTTTGGTGGCGCGATATTAAAAGAAACTGACTTTACAAACTCACGCCTTGATGATGTATCTTTCGGGGACGCGGAGCTGCAAAAAGCGAATCTAACGGGAACTACTCTTAAGAATGTAAGTTTTAATAGCGCAGATCTCCAGGATGTAAAATTTGAAGGAGCGCATTTTATATGGGTAAATTTTGAAAGGGCAGATCTAACAAATGTAGATCTAGCAGGCTTTAACCTTACGAATACAAATTTCTCTTTAGCATATCTTAATAAAGTTAATTTTGATGGTGCTATTCTTATGCATGCAAAACTCGAAGGCGCAAGTTTTATAAAAGCGAGTCTTCAAGGGGCTGATCTTCAAGGAGCACATTTAACGCAGTGTTGTTTTAAAAGGGCTAACCTAGGAAACGCACGTTTGAATGATGCAAATATGCAATTATCTAAGTTCCACGATGCAAACCTTAAAAATACAGATTTTGACGGAGCTATACTTACAGGGGCGGATTTCTCCGGAGCAAATTTCGATAATACCAACTTTAAGAATACAAGTGTTCGATGTACGAATTTTTCCGGCACGAATGTTAAAGACACAGATCTTAAAGATGCCAAGCTAACGCATGTAGATTTTACCGGTGCTGTCGGTTTAGAATAAGTTAAACAATATAAAAATAATTATGACTATAGAACATTTACAAAATAAAATAATCAATTGGGCGGAAGAAAAGGAGATATTTACAAAAGCGACATCCGCCGGTCAATATCAAAAGACTCTCGAAGAAGTAGGGGAACTCGGTCGCGCTATCATGGAGTTTAATATTGCGGAGAAAAACTATATCTATTCAATGGAGAATTCTTTATCTGAGGAAGTAGAAGAATGTAATGCGTCCCGTGACCGCGCAAAGTTGGATATACAAGATGCGATAGGCGACGTTATGGTGACGCTAATTATACAGGCTAAGATGCAAAGTATCGACTTTCCTAAAAGTACCGAAGCTACAGGACTCTTTGTAGGGGATAGGGGTAGAAGCCTTTGGGATCATTATACAACGCTTTTATCTTCTTGTGGGGAATTACTGTGCTCTATAGTTGCTGATGGCAGAAAAGCGGTTATTACCATGCATGTTGCAGCGGTGTTTTTGCGTTTACAAAGAATTGCGGAGCACTTCAACCTAACTCCCGAAGAATGCCTTGCCTCGGCATATGAAGTAATCGCAAATCGCAAAGGAAAAATCATTAACGGGGTATTTGTAAAAGATGAATAAAGATAATAAATTAAACTGGGAATTAATGTATGATAAGCAACCGAAGCCGGGTTGTAGGTTTATAGCTTTATTCAATGACGGGAGCGGCTCACAAATGTTTATAAGGGTAGGGGATAAAGTTTGTACTCCTACCGATTGTAAAGAGGATAATGACTGGTACGATCTAGAGTATCTTGATAATTTCTTATATTGGTATCCGTTGCCGGAGGGTTTTAAATTCTGGGGTGAGGGTGATCAATCAATAAGATCTAAGTTTGAAAAAGAAATAACGCCAAAATTTATGGAAGTAAAAATTGATCCGGACGGAACGTGTGAGTTTGTAAACTCCAAAAACACAAAAGTATAATTATATGATTAAAGATAAAATCATAACATTTAATGCTGAAAGCTCCACCGATCCTACAAAGCCTTTCCAGCGGATGCGTGTGTGGACTAATGTAGAGGGTCATTTAGAGTATGATTTTGAAGGCTTAGATTATTCAGATATAGAGAGGATGCAAAGTAAAGAGATACCTACTGATATGATCGACAATACATTACAAGAAAGGCAAAATGAATATGGCGACTTTGATAGTCAAGCCTCTATAGCACAAGAACTAAAAGCTATAGCACATAAGTCAAAAAGCTTTGATAATATGGACAATACAATGCGTGAAGGTCTAGAAATGATCTTACATAAGATAGCGCGTATTCTTAACGGCAACCCATCCTACATAGATAGCTGGTTAGATATAGAAGGGTATGCAAGGCTGGTGCGCAAGCAGCTTGAAAAAAAGTAAATTATATATTATACTATTTGTTGTAGGCAAAGTTTATAATATTTAATTATTGAAGTGACGCTATGAAAAGGCTTGGAAAAAGACCGATCGTACCTAATAAAGAAAAGGTAAAGCAAATACTTGAAGCAACAGGCGGCACGTTGACCGCTAGTGCTCGAGCTTATGGTGTTTGCTTTATAACTTTCCGCAAGTGGCTTGATGAAGATCCTGAGCTTGCAGAGTTTAGCGAACTAATGCGTTGCGGTATAGTTGATCGCGCTGAGGGTGTAGCCAATGAAAGCCTACAATCCCCTGACGAGAAGGTGCGCGCTGATATGGCTAAATTCATATTGCGGACAAAAGGCGACTGGGCAGATAAACAGGACATTACACAAACTAATGTTAATATTGATGCCGGCACTATAGACTTTTCAAAATTATCTCTTGATGAAAAAAGATTGCTTAAAGATTTAATTGATAAAGCCCGATCCGGTGAATCTGAGTAATTTTGATATTCTTAACCTAGAGCGTGATATTTATCGCGAATCTTTATATGACTTTGTAAAAGGCGGTTGGCATGTGCTAAACCCTTCAATTGAATTAACTCCGGGCTGGCATTTAGAAGCTGTTTGCAAGCATTTAGAAGCGGTAACGGAAGGGCATATCAATAGGCTTGTTATTAATATTCCTCCCGGCTTTATGAAGTCGTTGCTAGTCTCGGTTTTTTGGCCTGCATGGGAATGGGGTGCAAGGGGGTTGCCTTCATTAAGCTATCTATCGACGTCACATGCACAAGACCTCGCTTTAAGAGATAACCGTCGTATGCGTGATCTTATAGATTCCGACTGGTATCAAGAACGATGGCCTCTAAAGTTTTCTAAAGATCAGAATGCAAAAGGAGAGTTCCAGAATGTTCATCGCGGTACGCGTTTTGCTACTTCCTTATCAGGGCTTACGGGAAAAAGAGGTGATCGCGTTATTTTTGACGACCCCATATCTGTAACAAAGGCTGACTCACCCGCGGAAAGGGAAAAAGTAAACCGTATTTTTAGAGAGTCACTAACAACACGTGTCAACCATCCCGAAAAAAGCGCAATTGTTATGATTATGCAGCGCGTACATGAAAATGACGTAACGGCAATTGCTTTAGAAAACGATTATGATCATTTATGCTTGCCTATGGAGTTCGAGCCTGAGCGTAAATGCTATACCTCTATCGGCTTTGAAGATCCGCGTACTGAGGAGGGGGAATTGTTATTTCCCGACTATTATAGTCAAGAAACGCTAGACAAACAAAAGCGCGATATGACTGAATATGCCGTTGCTGCCCAATTCCAACAAACACCGATTGCAAGGGGAGGTGGAGCGATTAAGCTTGAATGGTTTAACTTTTATCGTGAAAAACCTCAACAATTTAACCGTATTGTGCATTCATGGGATACTGCTATAAAATCATCCGGTACGAGCGACTATAGCGTCTGTACAGTATGGGGTGAAACCGATAAGGGTAGTTATTTACTTGATATGTATCGCGGTAAGGTGGAGTTCCCCGAATTATTAATACAATTTAAGGCGATGTGCGCAAAGCATCCTGCGCATTCTATTTTGATCGAGGATAAAGCAAGTGGGCAACAGTTGCTACAAGTAGTGCGGCGTGAAATGGCACAGCCTGTAATCGGCGTTAAGGTTGGAGGGCAAGGTAAGCTTGAAAGGGCTTTTGCTGCAACAGATTATATAGCATCCGGAAATATATATCTTAACGAGAATGCAGAATATTTAAATGAGCTACTACATGAATGCGAGGCCTTCCCGGGTGGCCGTCATGATGATATAGTAGATTCAATAACGCAATATATTAATCGTAAGTTAGAGTCTCATCTCGAGATGCCTTCTATTAGTTTTTTGTAAAAAGACCTATAATTTAAATTTTCTTGATGACTTTTTATTTTAACTAGTTAGAATAATTATTAGGTTTTCGCCTGGGTAATGTTATAGATGTGGCCTCTCACTAATCTGTAACTTACTTTTGTTCTGTAGTGGTGTGTTTTTTCATGTGTCCTTTGTTGACCACCATTACAGGGCTTTTATGAACAGCGTTATTAACCCTATTGCAACAATTGATCGCATAAGTTATAATGTGCAATTATAGAATAACCGCAATATTCAAATGAAATTCCCTTTCTTTGGAAAAGAACAGCCGCCCGCACCGTCTATAGAGGTCAAGGAAAGACCTGACGGCGGTCTTTTTGTAACATCGGTAGGAAATCCCGCGTGGAAGCAACATAGTGATAAAACCTTCATCATAGAGGGGTATACTCGCAATCCTGTTGTTTATGCTTGTGTTAAAACAATAGCGCAGAACGCGGCTAATGTTCGTATAAAGATTTACAAGGTTGATGCGCAGGGTAATAAAATGATCGCATCCGAGCAAGACCCGTTATGTCAATTACTGAAATATCCTAATTCTGATGACAAATGCTGGAATAGGTTTTGCGAATCGATCCTTACCGATAAGCTACTAACGGGGAATGCGTATATAGTTAGGGCTGATTTAACCGACGGTAAGTTAAATAAACCGCCTATTGAGTTATGGAGGCAGCCTACTGATTACATGAAGGTGCTAGAGGGTAATTCGGGCGTGCCATATGCATATGAATTGCAATCCCCTAACGGTGCGAAAACAAAATATCCTGTAAACCAAACAAAT